AATGGCCTGTGAAATACATTTAAATGATATAGGAACTGCGTTCCGTTTAACGATTTTAGATTGTACCAATTCGTTTATCGACGTATCGAGTGCTTTAACTAAAGAGATTATATTCCAAAAACCGGATGGTACTAGCGTGACTAAAACAGCATCTTTTTACACGGATGGATCGGATGGTGTTATTCAATATGTCACTGTAGCCGATGATTTAGATACAACGGGTAAATGGAAAATACAAGCAAAAGTAGCGTTAACGACCGGAACATGGTCGTCTAATATCGAAACTTTTAGAGTGTATTCTAATCTGTGAACATATATTGTATTATACTTTCATTGTGTTATAATTCGGAATATTAGTATATTCTAATAATAGAAATTATTAAAATATATCCGATTCGTTACAACATAAGGCAGAAGCCGATTGTTATATTTTATTTTTTGTGAAACTTAATAAGAGGTAAAGCCTTATGGCAAATAATTATATTACCGTCGATATGATCGCGGCTGAAGCGTTAATGCAACTGGAAAATAATTTAGTTGCTGCTAATTTAATGTATCGTGACAAAACTGCCGACTTCGGTTCAGTGGGTGGTTATCGAGTTGGCGATTCTATTAATATCAAAACTCGTCCTGACTTTGAAGTTCAAGAATTTACCACAACTACGGTTGATCAAGAAGTTCGTGAATCAAAACGTGCATTGACTATCGAAAAACATTTAGATGTCACTATTCCGTACACCGATAGAGAAATGGCATTAAGCATTGAATCTCTGTCTGAGCAATTAATCGCCCCTGCTATTATAAGTATTGCTGACGAAGTAGATAAGTATCTTTTATCTAAAGCATGGCAAGCTCGCGGTTTGTATGCTTCGGCTACACCATTAGCATCTGCGGCTGAAATCGCTAATGCTCGTAAAGTTGCTAACGAACAGCAAATTCCAATGATGGGTCGTATTGGTATTGTTAACAGTTCTTTGGAAGCAACTTTATTAGGTACTGATGTTTTCCACAAATTTGATACTCGCGGTGAACCAGGTGTTAATGCTTTACAAGAAGCATCTATGGGTCGTTTGATGGGTATTGATTGGTATAGTTCTGTGAACTTCACTGACTTCAACTATGCTCCTGGTGCGGCTACTGCAACCACTGATAATGGTGCTGGTGGTAATACTAACAACCGTATTGGTACAAGCACTCTGACTTTTGACGCTGGTTCTGCTGCTGCCTTTAACGCAGGCGACCGTTTACAAATTGCTGGAGTTTACCGTCCCGTGATCGTAGCTTCTACTGTGGCAAACGCATCATTGGCAACTACTGTAACTTTAGTTGATCCGATTGATGAGTTGATTCCCGATAACGCAGCTATTAGTGTTGTTGGTGGTGGTAATTCTGATTTGGCATATCAAGGGATCATCCTTGCCCAAAATAGCTTTGCTTTTGCGATGCCACCTTTAGATTCACCTCCAGGTGCTGAGTCTGCTGTGGTTTCTGCTAATGGTTTGTCATTGCGTGTTGTTCGTGATTACTCACAAACTACTAAAACCAGTAGATTGAGCATTGATTTAATTTTAGGCGCAACTGCTTACGATACTCGCAAGTCGTTAATCATCGCAGACGCAACTGCTTAATCTATAGCGATATAGAAACAAAAGAAAGCCCTCTTAATTGAGGGCTTTTTTCTTTATAGATTGTAAAAACTCAATAGTATCTTCGGAATCTATAATTTCTATATGAACATTAGATTGAATATCCTTAATGATTTTAGCTAAATGATAATCTTGATGATGTTTTTCTTGATGCGTTTTACTTCTTAACAGTAAAACATCATAATTTATTTTAGGATAGGTTTTTCCTAAATCGATATATTTGGCGGTATGTGTCAACAATCCTCTGGATGAATTTTCATATTCTATAGCGAATATAGTATTATTTGTTTTTAAACACCAATCTGGTTTATATTTTTTAAGTTCTTTATAAACAGGATATGTCCCGAAGACTTTTTTTACAATTTTATCTACTAAATGTGACATTTGTTTTTACCGAAGTTTTTAAAGTTAAATGTATTACTTTTTTAAAAATAAGTCAATCGTTTTTAAAGTTTAGAAACTTGCACCAATCATTAGAAAATAGTAATATGCTAATATTTAAACCATTTAGGTTATTAAAATGATGTATTTATATAACCCTCAAGGGGAAAAAGTCGCTGTTAATTCTTCTCAAAGAAAACAACTGTTACAACAGGGTTGGTCGATTACACTCGAAACTAAACAAGAACCCGTGAAAGAAGAAGTTGTTGTTGAAGAAGTAAAACCCAAACGGGGGCGCAAACCTGCTATTCCATCTGAGGAATAATTATGCCGGTTTATAAAGTTCAAGGCGGTTATCGTTGGGGTGAGCATGGTAAAGTTTATAAACACCGTGAAGATGCGGTTAAACAAGGTCGTGCAATCCAAGCTGAAAAAGCAAAAAGAAAGAAACGCAATGAAGCTAAGTAAGCATTTTAGTTTAGATGAATTTAAATGTAAGTGCGGTTCTTGTGAAACGCCTACTATTAACCCATTGCTTATTTCTGAATTAGAACTTATTCGTTCCGTCGTTAACGAACCGATTTATATTAACAGCGGATACCGTTGTAAAGAACACAATAAACGAGTCGGTGGAACTAGCAATAGTCAACATACGCTAGGTAATGCCGCAGACATTCGTTGTAAAGGAATCAATGCGATTGAGTTAGGCGATATTATTCAATGTATGTATCCGACACAATACGGTATCGGAGTTTATGTTGAAGATAATTTTGTCCATTTTGATGTTAGAGATCGGAAAGCACGATGGGTGTACGATTAGAGTTCTTAACCAATTTAAACATCACATCCGTTCGTGGTGAGAATACACGACGGTTATTAGACCAATTTGTTGCAAAATATGATGGTTTCTATATTGTCGTTCCTAGTGGATTTACAACAGATTATGCTTCTATTCCTGAATTTGTTCCTCGTTTTATTTTGGATCAAGATGATGCTCATATTAGAGAAGCGGCAGTAATCCATGATTACCTTTATTCAACCCTGTCGGGAAACCAGCTTTCACGCTATATGGCTGATACGATTTTATACGAAGGGATGATTACTTTAGGCGCACCCCGTTGGAAGGCTGAATTGGTTTATTTAGCCGTTCGGACATTCGGTTGGTTATTTTATAAAAAAGATAAAGCATGATTATAGCAACAGTCGGTGGTGCAGATTCCACATCTTACGTCACAATCAGTGAAGCGGATAATTACTTCGAAACCCATCCTTATGCAACGGCATGGACGGGAGATCAGGAAAGTCAATTAGAATATGCGACAATGATGCTCGACAGTTTAGTGGTATGGAAAGGCGATAAAGCAACCACCACACAGGCTTTAGAGTTTCCTAGATTAACGCCTAAAGATGATGGAACAACCATTCCAAATAAAATTAAACGGGCGCAGATGGAACTGACCTTACACCTGATTAATAATCCTCAATTCAGTTATGAATCCAGCGATTTTAAAGTAATTGAACTCGGTGAAGTTCGTATTGAACCAAATATTGATAAGAACAACAGCGTTTTTGTGTTGCCAACTATCGTACAAGCCTTAATCAGTGAATACGGCTCTGTCAAAGAAACGGGTAATTCATCGATGACTTCGGTTAGGGTACAGCGCGGATGATTTCTGAAGATAATATCGCGGCAACATTAGTTAAAGCCATTACCGCACTGGGAGATGTCGCTGGAACATTTTATGTTAAAAGCACAACAGACACGTTTGACCCATTAACTTCAGATACAGTAAGTTCAACAACTTTAATAGAATCAAAAGGCGTACTAGATACCACGCGAGTTTATTATCTGGATGAAAAAGCATTGACCGACGCCCATTACGATTTATGGTTAATTTGTGAAAATGAAGTAAAGCTATCCGATACCATCGTAGATAGCTCAAATGTTGAACATAAGATTGTTAAAATTTTAAATCATAAAACTAATACTAAAAGTTATATTTATCGTATTGGGTTACAAATATGATCGATGTATCTAAAAGAACAGCCGAGTTTAAAAAGAAACTCATTAAAACCGTACAGGAAAGAGCGATTACTGTTTCTACGGATTTATATGATATTGCGACTAATAAAGTGGCTCAAGGTTCGACGCCTGTATGGTCAGGTAGTTTTTTAGCATCATGGAATATGCAAATCGGTAGTCCTGATTTTACGTTTTATGTTGACCCTTATCCAAATCCATCAAACCCTTTACCGCCTAAACCGACACCTAATCTGAAATTCGATAGCCCGACATCATTATCGACAATTTATATTACAGATGCTGTACCGTATGCGGGTAAAATTCAAAGGGAAGGAACAACGTATAGTAATCCTTTTATCCTTCAACGGATAACCGAATCTTATAGGTGGTCTTAAAATGTCTTTAACTGCATTAACGACCTCATTAAATAATTATATCGCAACGAATTACACCACGACTCCGATTGCATATGATAATGTTCATTTTGATAAAACGAATCAAAGTGAGTTTATACAATTTATGATAATTCCCTCTGTTGAAAAACAAGCATCCTTGTCGGATAAAATGGTTTTATATCGACAATTTGGGGGTGTGGGAATTATTGTTAACGTCGCTAAAGACAAAGGCTCAAAAAGAGCAACCGTTATTGCAGATGAATTAGCAGGGCTTTTTCGTAGCAAAGTAATTAATGGTATTCAGTTCAGGACACCCGAAGTGTCTATGATCGGTATAACAGATGGGTATTATAAAGTCAATGTCTATATTGGATTTTATTACGACAATATATTATAATACCGAATATTAGAATATTCTAACTTACTTATATATGAGGTTCTATTATGGCACTAGCTAGTTCTAACCGAGAAAAAATAAGCATTGCACCTGAAACAGTACCAGGTACTGCTGATGCTAATTTTTATGACAATTCTACTGTTATTCGTTTTAAGGACGAAACTTTAAACGGTAACTTATCTTACATTAACTCTGAAGAAATTCGTTCCGACCGTCAGTTAACCGACTTGGTTCAAGTATCGTTAGAAGCATCCGGTGATTTGGTTATAGAATTGTCGTATGGTTCTTATGATGATTTGATTGAGTCGCTGATGGGTTCAACTTTTTCTACACCCGATGCGTCTTATTCAGCAACTGCAACCGTTGATGCAAATAACACCTTAAATTCTTCTGCGGCATTTAGTGCGTTACCGGCTAAAGGTCAATGGGTTAAGATTTCAGGTCGTACTAACACTGCTAACAACGGATATTTTCAAGTTTCTAAAACGGTTGATCCAACATC